CCAGCCTCCGCGAGCGCGCTTCCGAGACGGCCGCCCTGACGGCTGGCCGCCTCGAGCTGCCGGCCGAACTCCTGCTCGAGGGCCGTGGCCTTCTCCACCTCCTCGTTGGCAGCGCGGAGCGCATCACGCAGAACATCCGAATTCTGCGCGAAATTGCCGAACACCCGGTTCCCGCGCTCGCCCGCCAGGCCGAGCTCGTCCAGTCGACCGGAAAGCTGTTCCGCCGGGATGTCACCCAGGGCGTCGATGAACGCGACCACTGCCCCGACTGCATCCTCGCGGAACAGCGTCACGAGCTCGTCGGTGCTGAGATTCATCAGCGTGGCGAACTCGCGCAGCTCGTCGCCACCGCCATCCACTGCGGAGGCGATCGCGCGGAACGCCTTGCCGATCTGGGTGGCGCCGGCTTCGCTCTGTTCGCCGATCTGATTGATCGCAGTGCCGAACGCCGCAGCCTGGGCACTGGAAACGTCGAATGCAGCCGTGGCGCCGGCAATCCGCGTTGCGGTCGAGGCGATCTCGGATTCGGTCGTGGCGAAGTTGTTGCCCAAGCGGACGATGACCGAGGCGAGCATGTCGACCTGGTCGACGTTCTCGCCAGTGATCGTGAGCAGCCGGGCCAGAGTGGATGCGGCCTGTTCGCCGGCGAGATCCGAGCTCGCGCTGAGCTTCGTGATCGTCTCCGTGAAGAGGACGATGTTGTCCACCCCCTTGACGCCGAGCTGGCCCGCAGCCTGCGCCGTGCGGAGCAGCTCGTCGGAGCTTTCGCCCAGCTCCACGGACAGAGCCCCGATCTGGTCGCCAAGGCGCTCGAGATTGCGGCCTTCCAGACCGGTCGTCTTCCCGACGTTGATCAGCCCCGTCTGGAAGTCGATGGCCAGGCTGGTTGACTTGGCCAGGCCGGCGCTCACGACCGCGATCGCGGCACCCGCAGCGATGCCCTTGGGGCCCAGCGCCGCCAGGGCTTCCCCGGCCGGACCGGCCCGGCGGGCCATATCCTCCATGGAGTCACGGGCGGCGCGCGAGGCCGTATCTACCGCGACCAGTCCCTTGGAGCCACGCGCCCCACCCTTGGCGATGCGATCACTAGCCCGATCTGCGCTGTCGCCGAGCTTGCCGAGTACTCGCTCGGCGGCCTCGCCGCCCTCGGACTCAATGAGAAATTTCGTGCGCTTCGTCGCCATCCTATTTCAGCCTGTCGAACGCGCGCTGGGAGTCGCGTTCCCACTTGCGGGCGATAAGCTGATCGAAGTTGGCCATGGCGCGGTCGAACTCCGACGCGGGATCGATGCGGGGGCGGATCCGGACCTGGGTGACCAGCCAGAAGAAGACTTCCGTCGGCTTGGCTCGAGACACCAGCCGCGGAGGGTTGTCCAGAAACAGCAGGGGAACCCCGACTGAAGCGAACTCCTCCGGGGACATGGCCGGACTGCCCTTGCGACGAGACCCGGGCGATCGCCGGATCTGGCCACCAGCGTCCGGCACCGGGACCGCGAGGTAGCGCCCACGGCGGGCGCGGATGGTCGTTCCCTCCGTGAAGACCGTCACCAGGTCCACCGCCTTCTGCCTGGAAGACGAGGACCCGCGGCCTTTCACGAACGCCTTGCTGAACACCACACCGGACGCCTCGAACGACGCCCCGCGGCGGGGATTCGACACCCCCTGAATCGCCTTTGCGAGCTTCGGGCCCAGCCCGGCGCCCTGAATCTCCTTCCGGATGTTGCGCTTCACCAGGTTGGTCTTCCGGCGCACCACGCTCGTGACCGCCCGCTTGCCGACACGGAGATCCGCCTCGGCGGCCGCGCGGAGGTCGCCTCGCAGCGCCATGCGGAATCGAGCACTCACGGCCGAGCCCCCTCGCGACGGCGCTCTGCGAAGATCTCGTCAGCAGCTGCGGACATCAGGTCGAATGCGTCGAGCATGACTGCGGGCTGGTCGTAGATGCCCCCGCCCTCCAGCAGATGGCCGGGCGCCGTCATGCTTCCTCGGTAGGCGCGCCACAGCCGGAGCATCTTCCAGTCCTCCGTCCGGACCTCGAAGCGGGGGTTCGTCTCGTACCGCGTGCCGAACAGTTCCCAGGCGGATCCATCCGGAGCGGTCTCCTCCTCGCCGTACTGCTCGGGCTCGATCGCTACTGCGACGGCGAGGCGGAGGCTTTTTTTTCCTCGTTCCCGAGCAGCAGCAGCGCCACCGCTCGGCCGGCGGCCGCGGTCAGGTGATCGCGCGGGATCTCCGCCAGGGACGCCTCGGTGGCGAGCCCGTTCTTGTGCTCGATCGCGAACGGGGCGTGCTCGACGCCCTCGAGCTGGTGACGCAGCGCGAACCACTCCAGGTACGGGGCCCAGCGCATGCTCATCTGCACGAGACGCGAGTACTGCGGGTCGTCGGCCACGCGCATCTCGGCGTCGTGCAGCAGCGCGATGTCCTGCGCGTCCGCCTCCTCGGCGTCCTTGCGGTCCAGGGCCTCGAGGTACTCGGCCGGCTCCTCGATGCAGCGCTCGATCGCGGCGCGAAGGGACGCCCGGATCTGGGCACCGCCCACCGGCCGGACGCCGGCGCCGACCACGGACGCCTCCACCTCGCTGCGCTCGAGCAGGGTCGGCACGCGAATCAGGTAGACCGGCGGCTGCTCCTGGCCCTCGAGGGGCTCGGCGTCCGGGGGCGTGAAGCGCACCTGGCGGCGCGTCGATACGGGTTCCATGGCAGCTCCATCGATCACCAGAAGGTGAGCCAGGTCTCGTCGTCCGAGCCCAGGGCGGAGAAGGGGATGTTCTGCATCGAGATCCCGCCGCGCTCACCGGACTCGACGCCGCGGTACTTCGCCCTGCGGCACGTGATCGCGTACTTGTTCCCGGCAGTCTTCCCGGCCTGGGCGTGAATGACCCCCGTGGTGCCGTTGAGGAACGCCGCCACCACCGACTCCGTCGCCACCAGCCGACGGTTCGGATCGATCTGGCCCTGGATGCGCCGCGGGCCCACGATCTGCGGGACGTCGTACCCCTCGATGCCGTTGGGGTCGTCGGGCTGCACCACGGTGTGGTTCGGGCTGAGCGACAGCCCGTTCACGCCGACCGGCGAGCCGTTGAGCAGGGACGCGCCGTTCTTCCACACCGGCGGGCGCGTGGCCTCGACGGTCACGGCGGGGAAGGTGGCGTCCGCCTGGGCGAGCGCCCGGCCGGTGAAGGTGAACTCGATCCGGCCGACCTGGCCGACGGTCATCTGGGCGTTGAACGTGCCCTGGGCGGCGACCAGCTTGTCGACGACACCGTCCTCGTAGCCGTAGCCCGTGACGTGCGGGACCGACGTGGAAGCCGGCACATAGACGGCGCAGGGCTCGATCTTGGCCTCGGTCGAGGTGTCCAGTGCGGCATCGAAGGTGTGCGCCACCTCCACCGTCGCAGTGCCGGCCGCCACGGTGTACTTGGTCACGATCGTGGTGACGGGCGTGGCCGGGTTCCCGGACAGCGTGACCGGCATGCCCTCGTAGGCCCCGTCGGTGGTCGACCAGTCGGAGTCGACGGCGGTGTCGACATCGAAGCTGTTTGTGGTGCCGGCCGTTGCGGTCGTGGTGCCCGTGGTCGGGACGGCGGTTGCCTGGAGCGTCTCGCCGAAGGCACAGGCGCGCAGCGGGAGGCCGACCTGCGGCGCATCGCCGGCGGTGCCGGACCCCTTGAGATACAGGGGCAGCGTCATCTGCGCCGAGACCCGACCCAGGTGAAACTCGGCGTCGTCGAGAGCGCCGGTCACCTCGTCGGGATCCTGCACGTCCGCGTTGCGGACGAAGCTGAACATCCCGGCCAGGCCGAGTGCGTCGTCTGCCGGGGTGGGGGTGGCATCTTCCCCCGCGGTGCTCTCTTCCTTCAGCAGTACTGCCTGGATGCGCCGCTGCATGATCAGCTCTCCCGATGCTTGGCGCCGGCATCGGCGCCTTTCGTGGCGTCACCGCCGGTCGTGGTAGTCACGGCCGCGGGGCGCTTCGATTCCGGCCTTGGCCGCCGCTCGGCCCGCTGCTTGCGCGACGTTGCCTCACGGCGCGGGCCCTGCTGGATCTTCTCGGCCATGTCTGCCTCTCCTACGACGCGAGGGTGTACGGGTCGTCCGGGTCGACCCAGTACCGAACGGTGAACGAGAGCGAGGCAGCCAGCGTCGGGCCGACCCCCTCCTCCCGCGCGATGATCGGGTCGTCGAGCTCGTCCTCGTCGATGTCCACGGCCAGGGCGCCCAGGGTGCGATCCGCCAGCACTGCCTGGACCGTCTTGCCGTAGATCTCGTCGAATGCCGGAGCGAGCTCGCCCGGGGTGTTGGCGCGGACGAAGCACTCGACGTCCACGCGCATTTCGATGTCCTTGACGCCCGGGTTCTCTGCGTCCGCGACCTGGCCGCCATCCACCATGACGATGCTGGGGTAGTCCTCGACCGGGATGTCCCGGTTCCGATCGACCCGCAGCCCTGCGATCTCGATCGCGCTCAACTTGTCGTGGAACGCCTGGAGCACCTGCTCGCGGATCGTGGCCGTCATGCCTTCTCGTCCACGTCCAGCTGCCAGGAAACGCCCTCGGCGTCGGGGTCGGCGCCGCGGATCACGAACTCCCGGCTACCGACCTGGATCTCGTCTCCGTCCTGGGGCCGGCCCGCGAGGGCGCCCTGCAGGACCGTGATGCGGGTGCGGGACCGGCGGTACCCGGTGTCGAAGCCGCCGTGCGTCTCGTCTCCCGCAGAGATCACGACGCCCTCGCTGTCCGCAGCACTCAGGCTGACAGCGCTTCCGACCCTCGGCGTGAAGGTCGCGTCCACCGCGACGTTCGCGTCGCCATGGAGCGCTGTCGCTGCCTGCGTGAAGGCGTTCATCAGTCCTCCGCGATCAGCTCGCGCGCGACCTCCCGGCCGTCGACGGTGAGGTTCGGCTTCGAGCCGTCATGAGCCAGGCCTCGCTCCACCAGGCCGGCGAGGGCGTACCCATAGTCCTCGGCGCTCATGCTGTCCGGCTTCGGATACAGCACGTTCGCCACGCGGCCTTCGGCCACCCTGAGCAGCTCTCGCATGCCCGCCTCGACCTGCTCGGGATCCGGGCCGTCGTCCCGATCCTGCTCCATGGAATCGGTCTCCGGATGCTCCTGGTCGGCCGGATCGTTCTCGCCGGAACCCTGCTGGTCTGCGGAGGTCGGCTCCTCGACCCGGGCCTCGTCGCCAGCGCCTGCCTCGGTGGCGGGCGTCTGGCTCTCGGCCTGGCTTCCGGACGAGGCCCGGGTCTGCGCCTGCCGCGTTCCGCCGCTATTGCGTGCCATCGCGTGTCTCCCTTGCCGCTACGTCAGGTGCTGCCGATCAGGCCCCGCGCTTGCCGCGCAGAAGCACCTGCGGCCGCTTGCAGACGTAGAGGGGGTACGAGGCCACCTCGATCTCGGCCCACTCGTCGCGCATGAGGTCGGGGATGATCCGGCTCATGAGCGCGCGGCCGGGGGCGCCCACCGACTCCATGGTCTCGCCCGGGCCCCACGCGACCTCGAACACCCGCGGCGACGCGGGGAAGAACTTCACCTTGTCGGTGTCGATCGCCACGGTGGAGTTGTCGTCGGTGCCGCGGTAGTTGACCCAGCGCACGCCGGCGAAATCGATCATGCCGAAGACGGCGCTCTGCAGGAGCTCCAGGGCCCGGGGGCTGCGCTTGATGATCTCCGAGATCACCGGGCTCGACTCGAGCTCGTCGAAGAACGCATCGCCGCACAGGCCGATGATCAGGTCGCTCTCGCGAACCAGGCCCTTGCTGTTCCGGCGGATCGGGCGGGTGACGTTGTCCGCCACGCGCTTCTTCAGCACGTTGAGGTCGGTGGTATTGGCCAGGTCGAACGCGATCTCGCTGGGCTGCGAGATCCCGAACTCGCTGAAGTAGTCGATCAGCGTGGAGCCGTCCGCGTCGGTCACGATCCCCTGGACCGCGCCGAGCCGGTGATGCTCCTTGGTCAGCTCGACGTCTTCGGTGAGCAGCTCCTGCCGCCGGGCGACCTCCGTGGCGACCGCCTCGAGCTCGGTCTCGCTGCCGAAGGCGCGGAGATCCGAAAGCTCGTGGGCATAGAGCTTGTCCGTCTCCTTCAGCCGCAGCGTGTTGAAGTTGCGCACCTCGCGCGCCCCGAAGTTGCGCTGGGTCGCCGGGCCACCGCGCTGGGTGGTCGGAACCAGGCCGAGCGTGTCGTTGCGCTGCTCGACGGCCACGACGGTGGTCCGGGACGGTACCGGACGGAAGATGCCGAGCGACCCGAGGAAGCCCGGACGATAGTCCATCATGTTGATGGCATCGGTCAGCGTCATCATCGAGAACGCGTTGGCCTTGAATACGTCCATGCCTGCCATGGTTCAGTCTCCCTCGAGTCGCTTCTGCGCCGCCGATCAGCGGGCGACGATTCCGGCGCGCGCCAGGTGGCGCTTGCCGGTCGCCTTCTGCGCGTCCGTGGCGCCCGTCACGTGGACGAGCTCCGCATCGTTGACCACTGCATCCCGGACCACCGCGACGCCGGCGGTGTCTCCGCCGGTGGCGTCGACGTCGGCGAGCAGCACCCCGCGGGCCACATCGGTGGCGGCCCGCTCGATCCACTTCGGATCCTCGACCGTGATCGTGAACCGATCGCCGACCTCGAAGTCCGTCCCGCCGTCCTGCAGCGTGAAGGCCAGCTGGTTGTCGAAGGCGGCGGCGACGTTTCCGGTCCCCACCAGCACCCCGTCGGGGTCGTGGAGTTCGAAGTCGCCGGCGGAAGCGACCTTGGCGGTGACGACGAGCTCGTAGTCGCCTGCCTTCACGCCGGCCTTGCCGACCGGAGTGGCCGCCATCGTGCCGTCGCCGATATTGCCAGCATCGGCGGTGGCCGTGACGGTTCCGTCGACGCCGGTGATGATGGCGCCGGCCACCAGGTCCTCGGCGGACTTGACGGTGATGGCGTCACGCGAACGGTCGCCGGGCGCTTCCGAGTACAGGAAGCCGGCGGCCTCGGGCAGAGTCTGGGTCTTGGTCGTCACAGTCGGCCTCCTCCTTCAGGGACCGGCGAGCGGGCGTTCAGCCGTGCTCGCCACCTTCTTTCCGCCGGGCGCCGAGCCGCTCGTGCACACGGCCCCACATCTCGGTGGCGTTCTTGTCGTCTGCGTCGTCGCCGGCGGTGCGCCCGTCGATCTCGCCCGGGCCCTCGTTCGCGCGCGCCTCCATGAGGCGACTGCGCACGCTGGCCAGCGGGGCCTCGGACTGCAGGAATTCCGCAGCGAGATCCGGACGGCCGGCGATGCTGCAGAGCTGCGTGACCTCGGTCGCGTAGCTGATGCCCTGGGAGCGAGCGCGGGCGCTGTCGAAGTCGACGACCTTGGTGCCGCCCTTCGGCTCGGCTGCGGCCGGCTGCTCACCGGTGGCCTGGCGATCGCTGGCAGCGGCGTCCTTGAGCGTCTTCTCGTCGACCTCGAGGAGACCCGCCCAGCTGGCGAGCACCTCGTCGGGCGGGCCGGCGATCTCGCCGCCGATGACCGCCTCCATGGTCTGCGGTCCGATCTGCGCCGCCTCGGCGAGCTCGCCGACGAGCTTCTCGCGCGGCTTCTCGTCGGTGGTGGCTGCCTGGATGGCCTTGCCTAGCTCTTTCGAGAGGTGGTCGCGCATCGTCTGCTCCCGGGCGTCCGAATCTTTCGAGTGCTGGTCATTGTTTTTGTGAAGGCGGTTGCCCACCAAACGATTCCACGACTGGGCCCGGGCATTCCGGCGGCGGGACGGAACGGCTTCCTGCAGAGCCTCCTGCACGGACTGGACCCGATCCGCCAGGCCGGCATCGATGGCCTGCTGCCCATGGAAGACCGCAGCCTCCTGGCCGCGGAGTTTCTCGACATCGACGCCGCGATTGCGGGCAACCGTCTCGAACAGGATCCCGGCGAGGCGATTCACCTCCGCCTGCAGATCCGCGCGGGCCTTCTCGGAGAGGGGCTCGTCCGGGTTGCCGTCCGCCTTGCGTGCACCCGAGGTGATGTAGCTGAAGTCCAGCCCGATCCGCTCGTTGAGGGCGGACTCGTCGACGTGCATGGCGAGCACACCCAGGCTGCCCGCGGTCCCGCTGCGGGGGATCAGCACGCGATCGGCAGCGCTCGCGATGGTGTACGCCGCGGACGTGGCCTGCTCGTCCACCAGCGCCGTCATCGGCTTGCGGCCCCGGGCGTTGTAGATGGCGTCGGTGATCTCGAACAGACCGCTGACGGCGCCTCCGGGGGAATTGACGTCCAGGACCACGTGCTGGATCCCGTCGTCGTTGAGGGCTTCCTCGATCGACTGCCACAGGTTCGTGTAGGTGCGGAGGCCGAAGATCCGCGACATCAGCCCGCCGTTCTCGGCCAGGCTCCGGTGCATCAGCGGGCCGGAGACCGGGATCAGCGCGACACCCGGCGGCACGGTGGGACGCTCACGGTCCGGGCGGCCCATCAGGTCGTCGAAGATCCCCGCGCTGTTCGCGCGAATGCTGCCGAACAGCGCCTGGAGCGCGCGCGGCTCCATGGCCATCGGCGCGCGCGACAGCAGCTGCAGCATCTCCAGCTGCGCCGCGCCGAAGCCCTTCTCGTGGTCAGCCATTGCCCTGCTCCTGTTCGGTGGTGCCGGTTTCCTGGTAGGTCCCGCTCCGCGCAACACGGCGCGGATCGGAGTCGAAGACCAGGTCCAGCTCGTCGGCGCGCTGGTTGTCGGCCGCTATTTCTCGCTCGAGGGACTCGGGATCCCGGCCCATCTGCGAGGCCTCCTCGCTGCGCGAGCTCGTGCCGGCCCGGATCCGCCGCACCATGGCCTCGCTGTCCTCGCGCGGCTGGACGTGCTCGAACCCGTGCCCGACCCACTTGACCGACCGGACGATCTGCTCAAAGTCGTCGGAGTTCTTCAGCTGCAGCCGGCCGGACAGCACCGCCTGCTCGAGGAACGCGCGCCAGACCCGGCGGTTGAACTGGTGATTGATCAGCTGGTCCTGGAAGCCCAGAGCTCGCCGGCGGAACTCGATCAGGCCCATCCGGCCGGCGGTGAAGTTGGACTTCGAGTGGTCGCCGGTGAGCAGCTCGTAGGTCAGGCCCCGGACGCCCACGGCGATCGACTGCAGCTGCGAGCGCATGAAGGCCTCGTAGTTGCCGCCGACATCAGCTGGCTGTCCGAAGTGAGGCTCCTCGCCATCCTCGAGGACGTTGACCGTCCCGGGCTCGATGCCCGCTTCCGCCTCCCCGGTGTCGCCGGTGGTGGCAATCATTTCCTGGTCGCCGCTCAGTGCCGGGGCTGCTCCCTCGTCCGCGGCTCGCGCGATGAAAATGCTCCACAGCGCCGAGGTCTTCTTCCGCATGACCTCGGCGTCGTCGTAGACGTCGACATCGAGCAGCTTCTGGAGCACCGATGCGAACCAGGTGGCGCCGCGCATCTGGCCGGGGCGGTCCGGCAGGTACACGTGCAGCACCTGGCTGGCGGGGACCTGGACGATGCGGCCATCCCGCATCCCGAGGGGATCGGACGGGTGTGCCCGGTACATGTGGTAGCGCACGCGCCGGCCGATCGCGTTCGTCTCGATCCCGGCGACGACCCGGTTGCTGCCGATCTGCTGGGTGACATGGAACGGGACCTGGTCGGCCTCGAGCAGCTGGATCTGCAGCGGCACCGGCAGTCGGCGATCGCGGCGGGGCCGAAGGCGGCTGAAGACCTCGCCGGAGCCGACGACATTCCGCGCGACGCAGTTCTGGAGGCCGGCGAAGGACAGCACGCCGTCGGCGTCTGCGACCTCCGTCCATTCGGACCAGAGGTCGTGGATTCGCTCGCGCAGGTCGCGATTCTCGATGGTGCTGCGAGGATCGATGCCCTTGCCGACCATGTTGCTGGCCCAGGCCTCGACCGCATTGCTCGCCCACGGGTTGTTCCGGGCCAGGTGCCGGGCGCGGTCTCGCGCCTCCTGCCCGTTGGCGATGACCGCCTGGGTGCCGCTCGTACTGGGGACGGAGACGCCCTTGTTCCGCCGGGCGGTGGAGGCCCCCTCGTAGGCCGGGGCGACGCCGGCGCTGATGCGAAAGCGGCCGATCTGGATATCGAAGCCCACGTCAGAGCCCCTTGCTGGAGTAGGTCCGGATCTGGCGGAGACGCTTGCTATCCCCGCCCGCGCCGATTCGACGATCGAGGTCGGCGATCGCCGCTGCGATCTCCTTGTCACCGCGGTACTCCACCTGCTGGCCGTTCGCGAAGCGGGTTCGAGCAACGCCGGACGCGCGCTGCTTGATCAGCGTCTCCTTCATCGCGGTCAGCTCGGCTACCGTGGGCATTCAGCGCTTCTCCATCCAGCGACTGCGGATTTTCCGCCGGCGGGGGCGGGTGTGGCCGAAGCGCTCGAGGCGCCCGCGGGCCGATTGTATCTCTTCCTCGAGCATGGCGCGAGCCTCTTCCAGACCCTCGCGGTCCTCCGCTTCAATCACGATATTTGTGAAGCCGGTTGCCTGGTGAACATTCAGGGAGAGCGCCCCTTCCCCGCTCTCCAGGATCTGCTGCGCGCGATCATGCTTCGCCGTGAGTTCGCGCATTCGCCGGCAGGTCTCGCAGGCACAGCTCGGTTGCGGCATGTCATTTCCCCCGGAGGCTGGTCAGGGTGCGCCGGCGGCGGCGATGACGGCCGCGCCGGAGCTCGGACGCTGCGGTCTTCGTCGGGCCGCGGCGATGAAGTGGGTCGGTCTTCTCTTCGGCCTCGGAGGCCGTGACCATGGGCATCCCCCGGGTGTTCGCGACGTCTTCCCAGTCCGCGGGCTTGTACCGGTCCAGACCCAGGTGGTGGGCGAGCACCAGGGCGCCGACCGCAAGGTCCAGCTGTTCGTTCGCCTGTCGGCGGACCTGTTTCCACTCGAGGATGATCCGGCCACCCCGATTCACGGCATCCAGGTACTCGGCCGTCAGCTGCTGGAAGAAGTCCTCGCCCACCCCGGTCGGGAAATGCCAGGCACCCGTGGGCCAGTGGTCCTTGTCGTCCGGACCCTCCACCGTCTTCCGCAGGCTGGCGTAGACCCAACTTTTCGCGGGCCAGGTGCCCGTGGGCCAGAGCAGGACCGAGCCGATGCGCTTCCCTCCCCACGACACCGCCTGGCGCTTTGGCGCTCCGATGAGTGGGTGCGTATGCCCCGGGCGGCCGTCCAGGGCGAAGACGCGCTCACGGCGCCGGGCTCGGGCGAACCGGTAGACCATGTGGCTCATGTAGCCGGCGTCGATCCCGAGTGCGTCGATGGGCCAGAGGGCGCCGTTCGCATCCGGGTAGGTGCGCCCGACGAGCGTCT